TAAACCCGTGCGCTCGCTTACCCTGCGAGCGTATGGCATCATGGCCTTGAAAAACTCTTCTGGTGTCATCTAATCGGCAATCCTGCTGCTAATTGCAGATATTGAAACAGACCCGGCTGCATTGACTTCGTCGTCGTTGACTGGTCTGGCGTGGCCCCAAGCGCCGCCAATGGCGCTGTGAGCGCCTGCAGCGGTGCGCCGGTATAACCCGCGTATTGACCACGCGCCGCGTCGATAAGCGCCTGCTGCAATCCTTGCTGCATGAGGCCCTGCTGCATCTGCTGCTGCTGGATCGCCTGCCCTGTGCCGAATGCCTGCTGGCCAAGTCCGGCGAGCTGCGATGCCGCTCCAAGACGCGTTCCCATCGCAGCCTGCTGCGCCGCCAAGTTTTGCGCCTGAGCAGATGCCCGCTGCTGCGCAGCGTATTGCCTCGCCGCATTGATCGTTGCGGCGTCAGCCTGAGCCGCGCCCAAAGCCGTCTGGAAGCCCTGCTGGCGCATCTGGGCAGAAGTGTCAGCCATCTGCTGCCCGTAGCCTAAACGCGTTTCTGCCTCCGCAATGCCGTGGCGCGATCCGCCAAACGCTTTGGCGCGATCAGCCTGCACGCCCTGCAAGTTTAGCGCCTGCTCTTGCGCGGAGCCAATGTCACGCATCGACTGCTGCACAACCTGAGCTTCATATGGGTTCATGTAGCGATTTATTCTTCCAGCGCCAACACGGGCGGGTCTGTACTTCTGCGCTGTTATCCCCATCGGCGTGAAGCCTAGACCCTGCTGCGTCGCGGCCATGCCTTGCTCTAACGCGCCAGCCGCTGCTTGATTTACGTTAAATCCAGCGGTGGGCGCTATTGGTTGACCGCCTGCAATTCCTTGTCCAGCCATTATGCTTCTCCTCGTATCTCGCGGGGCTTGAGCATGCCGCACACGCGGCTAAACGGCTCGCCAATCGCCATAATCATCTTGCCGACCACATTCGGCTTGTGCTTCTCTGGGCGCTGCTTGTGCGCCATCTCTGCCGCCCACGCCTTAACAATGGGCCACATCACCGCGCGGGCGAATTTGGCCCCGCGTGTATCCTTCTGTATATACTCAGCCAACGGAGCAGCCCACGCGTGGTAGCCTTCCATAAGCTCAGGATCATTGCGGTGCAGCCACACGCCGTAGCGTTGATCCAAGCGCCAGATTTCGCGCGGCAGGTATCCAAGTTTATAATATGCGCAGCACAGGATCTTATCCTCGCCGCCGCCGCCTGCCGAGCCGCCCGCCTCGTCCCTGCCGCCTGACGAAGAGTATGTGCCATCTTCGTTCTTTGTCATCGCGTAAACATTTGAGCCGGTGGCGGGGTCTTTGCCTACAATCCTGTCTCCGGTGTCTCTTGGAGACATTTTAAACTTTGTGCCAGCACCCGCTGGTATGTCAAAAGGGTCGCCCATTGGGCTGGTGATTTCCATAGGCAGCACGGGTGGGAACATCTCAAAGCCTGCGCCAGCATTCGCGGGTACGTCAAACGGATCTGGCCCAGCACCGGCTGACGGCAGAAGGCCCAGCTCGCGCCCTGCCGCACCGACAAAGCCGCCGCCGGTCAGGAAGTTTCCTATATCGCCAGCCACTTCGCCAAAACTTCCAGCGCTTATGACGTTGCCCTGCGCGTCAATCGGGAAGCCAGCCGCGTTGATCTTGCCCTGCTGGAAGTTCATCTCATCAACAGTCTGCCAGTTGTCAGATCCACGGCCCATGTTGGTCGCGTGAAACTGCATAGCGGCGTCACGCTCTGACGGCGACGCGTTGGGGTTCATCGTCATCGGGCCAACGTATTGGCCTGACTCTGCTCTTGCAATCGCCAACTCGTTTTGGCGGCCACGCTCACGCTCTTCTGCGCCTGTCATATATTGGCTATAGTCGATTGCGGGCAGCACACGCGATCCGGCTTGGCCTGTCACGGGGTCGATGAAGAAGCTGTCGATATACGCCTTCTGCGCTGGGCGCCTACGCTCAAGCTCGGCAATCGACTGCTCGTAGAGCGGCGCTGAGCTGTAGCCCGTCACGCCGTTTGCGTATTGCGTTGGCGCGCCCATGCCGCCCATGATGTCTCGTTGAGATGTCGGCGTGGCCATGCCAAACGCTCCAGCAACGTCAGCGGTCTGCTGAAACCCTGCCTGCTGAAACGGCGTAAACGCGGCGACATCCGGCCCGTAATACGGCGTGAAGCCGATCTGGCTGATGCCTTCCGCTTTGCCCAAGTTACGGCGCGCCGCCTGCTCGATATATTCAGGCACTTCTATTGTGCTAGTGGTTGACCCGCCTTTACCGCCTGCCATTATTCAAACTCCTTAACGTATGAGGCGTGGAGTGGCTGCCAGCCATACGCCTTTAGTGGTTTCTTCCAGCCAAACCGGCCTGTCATGGTGACCGCAGAGCATCCTTGCGCTTTTGCCCATGCTATCACATCTTCATGCATTTCTAAAATCTGATCCAACTCGCCGCCGCCAAGAAACACGTTTAAAACTTTCTTTCTCGGATATACCACTATTTCGNTNACNATGCACCCCCTCGGCGTGGGCCAGAGCTGCATCGTTCCCTTGTATATACCTTCGGCCACGTCGATGAAGTCATGCGTGCCGCCGGAATACTCCAAAGCGGCTTCAATCCACGGGCGGCATCTCTCAAGCTCTTTATCCATGAAGCCTCACCATAGATATAGTTGCTGACGGCGTAGCGGGCGCAAATGCAGTTGCGGCCACTGCCTCTAAGTACCCGCTTGTACTGTCGGTAGCCCACATGACCTCTATGTNATCTCCTGCGGAAAGTTGCAGTATCGCTGACTTTGTAACGACAAGAGTTGATCCATTTTGGTGCAACGTGTTTTCCATTGCAGATTTGGGAACATCTGTGCCATTAATTCTAACCCAAAACCACATCCTAACAGTTGAGGCAGATGTTGAGGCCATTTGCATTGAATATGTCACAGAATATTGCCCAGCCTCGTCAACGACCAAACGCGAAGCTGGCGTACCGTTCGTTATTCCTTCAGCCAAATCTTCAGTAAACGTCAGCGCATATGCAGTATTTATTGATGCCGCCGTCTGATCTGTGCTGATAGTGCCATCGTAATGGCCATCTTCCAGCACAATCTGCCGCCACTCGCCGTTTTTACTGACAACGGGGTATTCGTTTGTACGATCCCACATTATCACGCCGTCTTCTGCCGCGCTCTCGCCGCCCGTCTGCTGCACAAGCTGTGATCGCGTCTGGCCGAGGTAGAGCATCAGACGCCTACCCCAAGCCATCCAGTCGTCGCCCCTCGGCTCTGGTGCGCGGTACTGCTGCGTCATCTACGGCCACCCGCAACAGCGTCTAGCCGGTTTACGCCGACGCGCCAGTCGGCAAGACGTGCGCCGTCAACGCGCATGCGCACCTGACGGCCAGTGAAGCGCATGTTAGTCGGGTTGGCCATGCTAAACGGCCCGTATGATCGCTCGGTGCCGTTTGGATAGAAGCGCGTCTTAAACGTGGCGCTGACATCGCCTTGCGTCTTCTCGTCGGGGATCATCTCCGTCACGCTGACAACGTTGTCGCCGGAGCCAAGCATAATCGGGCCGGTTTCCGCGAAAGGCGTTGCGCCGTTATATTCGTAGCCCACCTCATGCTCGTATATCTTATTGTTAGACGGGTCGGCCATCAGCGGATAAATAAACGTGCCTGCATCAGATCCCGCAGAGCGCGCCATCGTGCCAATAGACCATGTGTTTTCGATGTAATTATATGCGACGTAGCGGTTGTTTTCTGTGGAGTCGCTCGACGGGTAGAACCACCATATCTCGCCGTATGTGCCGTTTGACATGGCAAACGACTTGCTGATCTGCGCGCGGTTGATGTCGTTAAAAACGTAGTCGGACACGTCGCACGGCATCTCCTGCACTTGGCCGCCGCTGTAGACGTAGAACGCGTGGACGCCCATCCAGAAGCATCCGGCGTCTACGCTGGCATACGCCAAGTTGGCTGCAAGCCCGCAGGCTGAGCCAACGCGCTCTATGCCATAAACGTATGGCGGGCCAATGTAGTTAGCGACATGCGCGTCGCGCGTTGTCAGGATAAGCGTCTGGCCCTTCACGCTCACGCCGGCCATGATCTCGCCTTCTGTGGAAAGCTCAAGGTCGCCAGCCTCGTTCTGCGCTGACGGCGTCCACGTCGTGTTGTCTTCGCGGTCTGACCACTGCACCTTGCGCACATTGCCGCCGGCGCCAAGGCACATCAGAAAGCGCTCTTCCGTCACGACGATGCTCTTGTTGTTTATTGGCGCATTGGCAACTTGCGCAGCGATTGCGGTGTTGTCCAGCTGCCACTCGTAGACCTTGCCGTCATCACGGTTATTGGCCAGCAAGTATTCGCCCCACAGCTGCAAATTCCACGCGGTTGCAGGCTGTATGCGTGACGTGTCTGGCCGCGCAATGCCGTATGCGTAATTGCCATATGTGTTGCCGCCGTAGCCGGTGAACGCTACAGCATCCTCGCGGCCAGTGGCCAAGCCTGTCGGCGTGATGTCGTATTGCGTGCCGGTGCTGCCGCCGTAGACGTATAGCTTGTTATATGTGCCGGTGGCATACCAGCGGTCGTTTGAATTGTCTGCCCAGTTTACCATGCCGCGCGGCGTGGCGTTCGTGGCAGTGTCGGATCTTGTGCGCCAACCCTTGACCGGCTGCATCGTGCCGTCAATCCAACGTATCAGGCTGGCATCTCGCCAACGCCCCATGCTCTGCAAGTCGGTGCCGTTGCGGTAAACCCCAGCGGGTACGTCTAATCTAATCAGAGCCATCGTTGCCTCGTTGGTGTTGCGCGCTTGCCGCAGTGTAACACATGACCATTTGATGCGCAAAAGGGCAGCGTTTTGCTGCCCCTAGCGTTTTCGTTATGCTGCGCGGCTATTCCGCGTCAGGCTCAAGGGCAGCTTTCAGCTCGGCCATGAAGCCCTGCCTGCCCATCTGAAGCTGCACCAAGTTAAACTGCGCAGAGCCGATCTTCTGGTCTAGCGAATTGATGTGATTTATGCACATCTTTGCAGTGTCGCTTAGTTGGTCTTCTGTGTATTCTACATCGTCAATCGTAATGACCTTTTTGTCTTCAGTCACGTTGATCTCCTTTCAGGTTATGCTGCCCACGGAACCCCGCTTGCAGACGTTGGATTAACTATCGCAT